AATAAAAATCAGCGGCGAAACACCGAATTTCCGGAAGCTCGCGTCCATCGCCTCGCAAAGCGTATAGTTCTTGTAGTCCTCCAAGAATCCCAGCTTTCGCTCTGCCTCATCAAATGTCTCACAGACAATCGGTGTGTTCACCGTGGCGGCAGGATCGTCCGTCATGTTGACCGGTGCCGTGCCTACAATCACCTGCAGCCCGGCAACCGCGGTCTGCGGCGTTGCAATCGTAAGGTCCCGCTCCCTGGTCTCAATCTTGTGCAAATACTTCATTCTCTCACTCCTCCCTGTCTCTCAGTGCCTTGTACGCCAGCTGAATTGCAGTCCCTTCCCGATGCAGCATCTTCCGTGCATCCGATAACTGCGAAATCGGCACAAACAGCAAACTCGCACGCGGTGTCATGCTCTGCACTTTCAAAGCTCTGTCATCCAGCTTACCGTCAGCGAAAACCGTGTTCTGCGCAATCCCGCCTTTTGAAGGCCCCATATAAATCAATGCTTCCTGTGCGCTTGCGGTCTCTTCCGCCTTGCTCGCCTTGTCCTCAGCGCTCTTTTCGTTTCCTGCCAACTCTTCGGGCGCTTCGGCAGTGTTTGCCGCTACGCCTTCTCCGTCTGCCTTCTGGTCTTTCGGATTGTCATTAGCTGCATTTACAGCATCTTTCCCAGCCCTTGCCGCCGTTGCCTTGTCCTCCTCTTCTCTCATTTACTCCCACTCTCCTTCCAACTCTCTCTCCGGTGCTTTGATAAAAAATCCCGTTGTCGTAACGCCGAAATAATACGGGTGTGTGTTCTCCTCTGCTACCTCAGAGCGAAACTCATTGTCATTCCGAAACGCATGTGCAAGCAACGGCTCCTTCATGAATCGTTCTGTGACTCTCTGGAATAAATTCAGCAATCCTTCATGCCCTTTGCATCCGGTTCCGCTGTCGTATACCCCAAAAATAATTGCGACCTTCACCAGCTGCTCTGCGTTTGGTCCCTCCGTCTTGATGCTGTCAATTTTGATGTTGCACCACGGTGCCGCACACAATGCGTCTTCTGTCTGTAAGCTCTGGTATTCAATCGATTCACTTGCCGCCTCGTCTTCCAAGGCTCCCACGTCAAATGCGGCAATCGGCAAGTTCTGCAGATAAAATCGCATCGGCGACAAGATTTCTCTTCCGGCTTTCCCGCTTGCCGCATCCTCAAAGAGCATCCCTGTCGTCAATTTCTCGATCTCTTTTGCCAACGCCTGCTGACAATGAAAAATCGTGTTTCCCGCTCCCGTTGCTTCTCTCATCTCACCGATTCCCGCCTTCGCTTTCCCTTATTTCTCTGCCCGCTCATCAGGCTTTCCCCAGTCTTTTCAGCGCCTGTGCCAGGCTTTTTGCACACTGCTCCGTGTAGAACTTCTCAATGTTTTCCTTTTCCGCTCCAAAGACTCTTTTGCTTTTGGTCATCATCATGTCGGACGAACCCAAAATCTGGTTAATCGGGAATCTTGCTTTTCCCGCTCTCTCAGCCAACGCAATGTGTCCGCTCTTGAACTGCACAACAAAGACATCATGAAACAGCTTTCCCTTGTTTCCTCGAATCTGTCCGGCGTGCACATAGTACCGTTTCTGTTTTCCTACCTTCACGCCAATCGTTCTTCCGTCCGGTCTCTTTTGGCTTTTGAAGTCCAGACGTCTGAAATGCTTTACGGTATCTTCCAGAAACTTCGTCGGCGTGTTCCTTGGCGAGAATTTGAACTTTGTAATGGCGTGCTGTTCCGACCGGAATCGTAGCGTTCCTTCCGGTTCAATTCCCCGCGACACTGCCTTTTCAATCTTCGACCGGTCCCGAATCCCTTTCGACGCTTCACCCGCGTAGGAAATCTTTGCCTTTTTCGACAGCACTCTTTGCGCCTTCCTCAGCGTAGCGTTTACGGCTTTTGACAGCACAGCCTCTTCGCTGATTCTTTCAATCTTCCCCAGCGCGCCCCCAATCTTTCTCAGGTCTTCCGGATTCACATAAATCTGTGCACTGCTGATTCTGCTCATTACGATCTGAACCTCTGAATCGTGATTGAATACATTCCGCCCTCATCTCTGCTGTCCGTCACAATGAATTTCTCGCCGTCGAAATCCAGCTGCCTTCCGTGTGCCGGTTGCTGTCCAAAGTCCTTGCGTGCCACATACAGAATCATGTTGTCCTCGAATATTCCATCGATTCTGCTGTGCTCAAATTGCTTCTTGCCGCGTGCTTCAACCTCGTTTGCGTCAACCGTGCATAGCATCCTTTTCCCGTTCAGCGTGTGGTACTCACCAAACTCATCATCATTCAAGAAAACATTTTTGATATCCTGGAATGCCAGTCTCTTAAAGTTCGGCCTTCTGTCTTCCGGGTTCATTTTTTCTCTTGCTTTCTTCCCTTCTTCGGAACTTCCACAAGCAACTCTCCGGCATTTCCTTGCGTGCTACTCGACACCTCGATTCCGGCAGGAAGCGCCTCCGCCGTCGCTTTGACACTTTCGCTTCCCTGCAACTGCATCTCTGCCCATTCCTCTTCAGTGCAAATGCTTCCGCACTCTTTCATCGCCTCTATCAGCGGCAAATCATCCGGAATGGCTTCACCCCGGCTGTACATGTGATTGCCGCTGAATAGCGTCATCAGCGCGATCATCCTACCAACTTCACTTTCACGGTCAGCTCGCCCGCCTTGCTCGCCGCCGCCGCATAGCCAGCCTCGACCGTCCCGGACAGCGCAATTCCCGTTGCGTCCCAAAACAGCGGCACGCCCATGGCAATCACATCCGATGCCGTCTTCTTCGGCATTGCAAAAACACCTGTCACATGCACCGCTCCAACCTCGTTCTTATCAATGTCCGAACCGGCAACGGCAATCCGCTTATTGCCCAGCGTCACAATGTCGCCAGCCTTGATATCGGCACTCGTTTCGTTCTTATAGTCCAGCGCCTCACCGCGCATCTCATACATCGCTGTCATTCTTGTTTTCTCCTTTTCGTTTTTTCAGGCCATTCAGGTTGTAATGCGATAGCGGGACGCTATATCTTTTGCATCCCGCTCCCGCTCATCACTGAATCACTTCGCCGTTATTTCTTGCAATTCCCCTGAAATCTCTCACATTCACACCGAAATCGCCGTAAATCTTCCAGTAGAATCCAAGCTTAGTTGCCACCGTGTCGCGCTCCACAATCGGCTTCTCCTGTCCGTTCAGGTAATCAACCTGAATGCTCTTTGCGCTGCTCGGATCTGCCACCATAAACCACGGTGCCTTGTTGCTTCCCGCCAAGATGTTCAACACCGGCGTCTCAACGATTTCAATCGGGTACCCGTGTAACGGGTTCACATCGTTGAAATCGCTTCCGACAACCTGTGCCGAATGGAAAATCACCTGTAAATCAAAGCCCCAGCCGACCGGTACCACGATGTACTTCGGGCGCACATACACCGCCTTTCCGAAGCTGTCCTTCTGCAGCTGCATCATCGTAATCATCTTCTGGATAACAGCCTGCGTGGGCTTCTCTCCCGCACCGCTCGCGATGTTATTGTGATTCGTATGGAAAAGCTGCACACCGTCAAACGTCACACCGTTTTCGAAAATCTTGCTGTACACCATCTCATCGATCGTTGTCTTGTAGCGCTGCGCATACAGTGCCGGGACTCTGGTCAGAAAGCCGATATCGTCATTGATAAATGCCTCTCGCGTCATGCTGAAGCTCTTCGCATAGGTGTCCAGCTTTCTCGTCGGCAGAAGGGTCGTCTTCGGCGCATCTTCTTTCAGTTCACCGTTCTCCGGAACTCTTTCAAATGCCGACAGGCCGCCCATGGCATACTCATGGTCTCGACTCTCCTTGAAGTCCTGCAGCGTTCCCTTCGTCGTCCACTTCTGAAACGTCGTATCTACAGCCTCATACTGCTGCACAATCGTCTTTCTGATTGTCGCGTCAAGGATTGCCGGGAATGCACTCGTCGGGTTGAAGAACTGTCTGGTCAGTGTCTGGAAAAGCGCATCGCCGCTCATCTCCCTTGTCCCGGATACTCCCTCAAATCTCTCCAGGCATTCCTCGCCGATTGCTCTGAGACTCATTCCGGCGCGTCTTCTCGCGGCGTCGCTCGCCTCATCTGCCGGAACGCCGCTCTTTAACAGCAACGCGTCCGTCATGTCTTTTACATATCTGTCCTGTCCGGTCTCTCCGGTCCGTGCGCCCTGCGTTGCCGGTGCCTTCTGCTTTCTCAACTCGTTCAACACATACTCCCTTACTTTTTCCAGGGAACTTCCGTCCCTGATCATGCCGCTCAAGTCAACGCCAAGCTCTCGTTCCATGCCGTTGATCTCTTCAACCCTCTGCCGCTCTCTCTGCACCGCGGTTCTCACCGCTTCGTCTCTCTCCTCGCTTGCGCTTCTTTCCTCTGCGCTTGCGGGTGCCTGCACACTCTCCTCGCCCGTGCCGCCGCGCGTTGTGTTGTCAGGGGTTTCTCCCCCCGCCACATTGCTTCTCATCTGGTCTTCCGTCTCTCCCGTTCTGTTTGCCACTTTGTCTCCTCCCTTTGTCATCGTGTTTTCTGCACTTCTTCCTACACCAACGCTTTCGTCTGCCGGAACCGACACAATGGAAATCTCTGTTGGCATCCAGCGCGTTGCAATATAGCACTCTCCCTCAAACCTACCATCGATTGACTTCTTTCCCTGTTCCACCTTTTCCCAGTTGTCAATCGTATATCCTACCGATACGCCTTTTAGCGTTCCGGACATTACCTTCCTGAAAATCTTTTCCGCTTCCGCGTCTTCATCGAATCTGATTTTCGCTTTGCCGCGTCTGTTCTCAACCCACGCTTCAATCACCTTCCCGAGAACATAGTCCCTGTCGTGATTGAAAAGCACGCACCCGATTTCCTGCAGTCTCTTTAGATTCACGCAACCTTCGCTATGGTCTAAAATCTCCGTTCCAAACCAGCGCTCATATGGCTCTTCCGACGAAAAGGAAAGCTCAACCTCCCGACTCTCTCCGTCCTCGTTGCCGCTTCCCGCCGCCGTAATCTGTGCGTTTCCGAACTCTCTCCGAAGCTCTCGTTCCGGCGCTGTCTCCCGCGTCCACGCTTTTCCCTGCATATCGCACCGTTCTCTTGCTCGCGTTGTTTTATTCTTCGTCTTTCTCATCCCCCGCTTCTTCCTCTTTTCTTGCCCCCAGCAACTGCCCCACCAAGTCCACATCCAGTTCTGCGGCGTAGTTTTGGATTTTTGCCATTTCCTCCAACTGCTCTTTCCAGTCTTTCCCGTTTTCCGCCGCCATATCTGCAAAGGTCTTTTGCCCTGTCAGTAGCGCGTCTTTGTTGGCCGCTGCCTCTTTCGCCGGATCAATCCACTTCTTCGGTGCTTTAATCCAGGTGTGTCTCGAATATTCGTACCGGTTTTTCTCCCAGAAACTGCCGTCTGCCGGTCTCCCGTCACTCAACTTTCCGGACAAATACAGGGCCTTGATGAATTCTTCAAAAATCTCATCCATCACGTCCTTTAGCTGCTGCCGCTCTTCCTCAAATGTCAGATCATCCTCGATTGCGCCCTGCCGTGCCGAAGAATAGTTCGTCTCAGACATATCGCGCGACGCAAGTTCATAGCTTAGACCCTGCCCGCTCCCGAGCATTCTAATCTGCTGCTTGATATGCGCCGTGGCATCCGTAGCTTGCATGTTCGGCTGAACTACGCTGATATCATCTCCGGGCGACAAGTAATTAATCGTTCCGGGCGAAATCGTCTTGCCCATATAACCGTCGTCAACTCCGCCATACCCCCGCCCTGTCGTCGGCGGCGAATCCCGCTTAATGAAAACGCTCAGGCAGGCAAGCAATCTCTCTTTCACCGCCAGCGATCTCATGAACTCATTGATATCTCTTACGCGCGTAATTGTTGC